TTAATAGTCATTCGGCTCTGTGTAGTCCTCTTGCTCCTGTCGGTCTACGTCATTGCTGTCATTTAGGTATTTCAGCTCGTCAAGTATGTCCTCTTGTTGGTCGGATATGTTTTGCAGTAGCTTGATTATGGTGTCTTGTCCTCTGTCCTGATGTGATTGTCTTATGGATATGTTGAAAACACAAATAATTAAAGCAATAACAATTACTAGCCAAATTATATTCAACCCTATGAATATTGCTGTTGCTGTTTCTGCGTTTTGAAATAATTTCTCTAGCATGATTACTCCTCTTTATCCTTATTAATTTTTATCATTATCTGTCCTATTTTTACAAGCGTTTCATTTTGCTGTTTCAATAGTTCCGCCTGCTCCTTGTTCCTCTTTGAAAGATTATTAACAGTTTTGCAAAGGTCAAGAAATTTGCATATTAGATAAATAATAAGCAAAAAGATTAACGCATCTATGATAATTCGTCCTATAAGTATATATGCTAAAGTTTTGTCTAAACCTAACATTTATTTCTCCTTAATTTTTACAACAGCGCTATTATTGTTCTGCTGTGTTATGTTGTATTTGCTGTTACTGTCTGCTTTGTAGCCTATTCCCCTTTTGTCATTCGTCAGTCCTGTTATATAATCAAGACTTACTTTATAATATCTAGCTAATACAATAATTAAATGCAAAGGTATTTCCCTTTTTCCTTTCTCGTACATACTGTATTGTTGCTGTGATATCTGTAATAGTTCCGCTATTTCTGATTGTTTATTTTCATTATCTTCTCTTAGGTCTTTCAACCTTTGATAAATATACACAGTTTTTCTCCTTTCTATTTGTTTATCTCTACAAATTATATCACACATTCAATCAAATGTATTGACATACATTCAAAAGTATGTATAATATAATTATGATACATACATACGAATGTATCATCAACGTAAGTGTCCCATGGAATTTTTTTAAATTAAATTTATTTGAGTGAAGCGAAAAGAAATTTAAGTTAAAAAAATAGGCAATGGAATTCATGAGCAAAGCGAATGAAGTCGCTTGCCGTTCCGCCCCAGCGCCAGCAGGGGCAAAAGGGACACGAAAAAGAAACACAAATGAAAAGGCACGAGGAAAAGCCGAAAAACCTCAGAAAGGAAAAAAACATGAAAACAACTATTGTAGGCTGGACAAAAAAGAAAGCATTTAACGGAGTAATAGAGGGCAAGCAGATCAATAGCCCCGAAAAGGTAGTATTTCAGCTTCTGCAGGAAGTTGATAACCCCGACTGTCATGGAAAAATGGTCGATACGCTTAAAATACCGACCGAAAATGCAATCAGACTTAACGGAAATTCTGAGGACTTCAATAAGCTTCTCGGCTGTGATGTAATGCTGAACTATCAGATTTTTAACGGACGTTCTCAGCTTGTTGATATTACTGTAATCAATGCAGACGGAACACTTCACCGCAACACAAAATAATAAGCGGTGAAACCGCTGTTATAAAAATTTAATAAGAAAGGAGTTTTGCTAATAATGGAAGCTGTAACAACAATGCTTAGTAATGCCGTTACTGTTTTTGGTTCTTGTTGGGACGCTATGACAAGCAATGTACCTATTGCAATTCTTGTAGGTCTGTCTCTTCTCGGCTCAGGTGCAGGACTTTTCGCAAAGTTCAGACACGCTGTATAAGCAAAACCATTTACATAAGCGGAGTAATTCAAATTGCTCCGCTTAATTTTTTTGAAAGGAAGTTGATAAAATTGAGAAAAAAGATTAAGCAAGTGTTGTGTATGATCTCTGCACTTGTTGTGATGATATGTTGTGCCGTTCCTGCGTTTGCTGATGATACAGTAACTAAAAATGACCTGTCAAGCGTTAAATGGAATATTGTTAGTAAATCTTCTGACATTCCGCATTTTACTGATGTTTATAATAATTTTTCTTCAACTATCTCTAAAACTGATAATTATATTGCTGTTTATGGTAAAAAATCTGACGGCACATCAGAAACTAATATTCTTTATTTTGACCCTACCGCTATTGCATATTATAGCTTTACAAATAATCAATTTTTGTTTGGTTCAAATTTTGCGAATGATTCACAACGTCTTTTATTCAAATTCGATTCTTCTGATAATAAAACTGAATCTGTTGGTTATGCCGGTTGGAATGTTACTAAACCTAGTGGTTTTACAAAATCTGAATGTAGAGGTTTATTAAATCTTAATGACTATGTTCAATCAACTGTTAAAGTATATTTCCATACAAAAGTATATGATTTTGACAATTTAGAAAACGAGTTAGAACCCCCTGACCCTAATGCTGTTCCTGCTCCGTTTACTGTTACATATACACCCGAACTTTCATTGAATATGCAAAATAAAATTTACTATCCGTCAAAAGGCGGTGCTAATGCTGATGAAAACGGTCTTGTAGCAGCTGAAAATAATAATATCAATCTTGATATTAAGCTTACACCTGAGTTTTTAAAAACATTCAATGAAAAAGACTTAGGAAAAGCTTACGGCTCTGGCACTTATGCCGTTTTATGTTGTCTTTCAAAAAATCTTCTTAACGCTGGTGATGATTTGCAACGTTTCTTTGATGAAGATGTTGTGCTTTATGCAATGAACCATGACGGTAATTATTACAAAGGTCAAGATGATGAAAAAATCAAGTCTGACGGCTCTGCTTCTGACGATTTGAACAGTAATGATACTGTTGATACTTTTGAGCCGTATTTAACATTATATCAAGGTAGAACTCCTATTTATACTATTCCTCGTGACGGCAAGATTACTGTATCTTTTGACCTCACTTCTATTGATTATAAAACACATGGTCTTACTGATGATAGCAAGCTTTATGTTAATGTTATCGGTGTATTTGTAAAGAATAACGGTCATGTTACTCCTCAGAATGGTGAAAAAACAGAAGATACAAATTCTTCAACGTGGCTCGGCTCGTATGCCTATCAAGAAGATTTTACAAACCTTAAGACGTGTGAGAAGATTGATGATTTTGTAAAGTCCGTTGATGAAGAAACAGGCAAGCCCGAAACATTCAAGGCTTATCGTGTTTATTCTGTTATTTCAGACCCTTTCTCTTATGAGAAATTTCCTGATTATGTACCAAAAGTATATAAAGACAAGGACGGAAATACTTACAATCCCTCGACTACAAAGCTTAAAGACTTGTGTAATATACCGCCGTCAAAGGTCACTGACGTTGACCTTGCTAAGGGTTCAGATGGTGTTATAAATGATGGTTCATATATGCAACCTGATGATTATAACAAATATCTTGATAAGAAAAAAATTAATGCAAATTTCGGTTCTGTTGATTTTACGGATATAAAATCTATATTCAGTACAACGGGTACATATTGGGACTTTCTCACCGCTGCTCTTTCCTGTTTGCCGTCATGGTTTTATGCTGTGTTCTCTGCATGGTTTGTGCTGTTCTTAGCTATTGCGCTTATCAAGCTTGTTTTACCTACGTGAGGTGAATTATGGATATAATACATGGTATTGAATTAGTTTTTAAATTCCTGATGAACTGTATGTCTTATACGTTTCCGTTTGGAAAATACAGCTTTACTCTCGGTTCGGCTATTATAGGCGGTATGCTTTTATCAATCAGCTTGACGTTATTATATTTTATGCTTAGAAAGTAGGTTTATTATGTTAGTAAATATTGTTTTAGTTGTCCTCGTTGCTCTTATGGTCCTTTCTCTTGTATGGCTCGTTAGGAGGTAGAAAAATGCTTAATTTGGTTTTGTTTATACTCGTTGTTTGTTTTATGGTTTGTACTTTAAGCGGTGTTATAGGTTTCTTCACTGACCTTAGAAACTTTAAAGCTGAACATGAGTTCAGCGGAAACAGAAAACAGCTTATAGAATATCTTATGTTCGGTGAAGATGTTGAAATAAAAGCCGTTCCTGCGGTTGAAACTGATGATTGTGAGGTGAACGATAATGAAAGTACACATAGTGTTTGATGAAAATAACCCTTTTTTTCAGCTTTTGAAGTCAATGGGCTGTGATCTCTCGCAAGAAGTCATGAATAGATATGACGCTTTGCTTCTCGGCATGGCTTTTTTATTTGCTGTGGTTATGCTCTGTATCTTCTGCAAGTTCTTCTATAATGTGATGATACGCATGACACGTTGTGCAAGTGCTGTGTAGGTGATTTGTTATGATTATATTTGACTACATAAAACAAATACCGCCCTTTATCACCTATGAGGTATATGACCACCTTTTCGGTGCATACTTCAACAACTCTGCTATCTTCCAAGGCTGGGGCATTCACCTTTATACCGGTAAATTCGGCACTGGCAAAACGTCAACCCTTACTCAGATAGCATATAACTATTGCGTGCGTTATCCTCAGTTGTCTATACTTACAAATATCAATCTTCAAAACTTCCCTGAGTGGACGAATATATATAAGCTTAATTCCGCACAAGATATCCTGCACGCTCCTAAGAATTGTATAGTCGTAATTGATGAGATAGGCACTATCTTCAATTCACGAGATTTCTCAGGTGGTAAAAGAGCCGTCCCTAAACCGCTTTTTCAGCACCTTTGTCAATGTAGAAAGCGCAAAATGATGATACTTGCTACAGTGCAACGCTTCAATCTGCTTGATAAACAGATACGTGATATAACGGCTACAGTGTCAACGTGCCGTGCTACATTCCGTCACCCTTATACACGTCTTATCAATGTCAAAACCTATGATATAGACGAGTATGAAGCATATACAGAAAATAAGTCATATATGCCGAAAAAGCTTTACAGCCGTTTGTATTTGCAGACTAATCAGAGCCGACAGTTTTATGATACTTCTCAGCTTGTAGATAATATGCTTGATAAGGAGTATATCAGCGACACGGAAATACTTGCTAATCGTGGAGTAGATGTCACAAGTGACATAATGCACGATAGAAAGACAAGCAGAAGCCTGCGAAAAAGACGTGGCGTATAGCCACGAGCGACCGCAGGGGCGAGCGCTTGCGCCACCCTGCGGTGCGTGTGGCTATTACTTGATATTAGCCACAAAAAGCACTCACCTAATAAATGGGAGTTGATATAAATGCCCCTAAAAACGTCCTCTAAAGAGGTCAAGTGCAATACAAAGATAAAGGAATATCGTGACGGCAGTTACACTATAACACGTTCTGATCGACACATATTTAAAGACCCTGCATTTGAGTATCACTGCAAGCATGAGCATAGTATTGACGAACGTTCAAGACAAGAGCAACTTAAAACGGCTCGTGAAAATTACATATGTTATTTTGAGTATGAGGACGAAAACGGAAACATAATGCTTGATATGCTTGATACTCGTAAGTTTAAAGATAAGCAGTCACAAAGCGGTGAAGTTCGTTCCGATAGTGTTCAAAGAGCAAAGCAAAGTATCTTTGATATAGTTTATCAAAATGATTGGAAATACTTCCTTACTATTACCTTTAATGGTGATAACCTTGACCGCACAAACCCTAAAGAAGTCATAAAGCCTTTGAAAAAATGGCTTGAAAATGCAGTTAGTAGAAAAGGGCTTAAATATATCTTAGTTCCTGAGTATCACAAAAAAGGCGGTATACATTGCCACGCCCTTATAAATGATTGTGATTTTAAGTTCGTTGATAGTGGTACACGCCTTGTAAAGGGTCATGACAAGCCCCTTAAAATAGATACTATAAAGCGCCTGCATATATGTGATAAGCTCGGCTGTGATATATCTGATTTGCCTGTTGTATATAACGTGTCTGATTGGCGCTATGGTTTCTCAACAGCTATTCAGACTTACGGACAGATGTCTAATTTAGCATTTTACGTCACAAAGTACATAACAAAGGACGTAAAAAAGATTTTTGGCAAGTTCTTTTGGAGTAGCAAGAACATTGTCCGTAAAACTAAAGAGATCTATTGCAATTCAGACTTTAAAGACGATTTGCCGATAGTCTCCCCCCCTCGTGCTAATGTCTGTTTTCAGTATGAAAGCAGTTTCACCTTTTCAAGTCAGGTCGAAAAGAACTGCAATGATATACTTCAATATCTTAAAGAGAATGGAAATGATGATGTCCTATGATTTTTAAAGAATGGTTTGAGATGTTCTACAACGCATACTGCGTTGATGTGATAGCTTATGATTGCTATAAGGATTATTACTATATAAATCAAAAACACTTCGGTTATATAGCCGATATGGAGCTTACAGAGGTCAAGCCTATTGATATTCAAAACTGTCTTAAATCCACCCTATCTTACAGTAATGACCGCCAAAGACGTTCATATTTCTTACTTAAACGTGTATTCCGTGAAGCTATAGTTAATGGCTATTGTGACAAAAACCCTTGCGACTATGTTAAACCTCCAAAACGTATAAAAAAAGAAGCTGAATATTTCAGCCCCGATAATCTCGTACATCTTTTTGATGATGATAGTAGTGTTTGCAGAATGTTTCAGCTTGACTTGTGGACAGGTCTCCGCCGTGGTGAACTTCTCGCCCTTAGTTGGGATAACATTGACCTTGATAATAGATATCTTAAAGTCTGTCAGACACTCGTACATACTTCATGCGGTGATAGGATTGTACAGACCACAAAATCTCGCCGTGATAGGCTTATCCCCTTGCATAGTAATGCTATTGCTATACTTAATCAGATACGCTCTCAGGACGTCTCAGACGGCTTTCTGTTCGTTTCACCTATAACGCATACAGTAATATCCCTTAGACGTTATAACAGGCTCTATAGAACGTTCTATGAGCAACAAAAAACAAAGTATCCTGATTTACAGTATCTCACCCCGCACAAGCTTAGACATAGCTATGCAACGTATCTTATTCAGTGCGGTGCAGATATCGAAACCCTCAGAGCATTGCTCGGACACGTTGATATAACAACTACCCAGCGTTATGTACATAGCAATTTCAACCAAATGTGCAAAGCTGTGAATAATCTCAAATTTGAATAATAAAGGAGTTTTTAAAATGAAAGAGTTTAATTTTTGGTGTAAAGAAAATACCGACCATGGCGAATGTGCCGATAAGGTATGCGATTATGATAACTGTTGCTGTTATGCTCACTGTGAGGAATGTATATTTTATCTTACAGATTCCCCTTCTTGTGATAATTGTTCTGTACCTTGTTATGATGATTAATACTTACCTGTGTATGTTTTTTGCTTCTTTTTTTCGTTCAAAAGCATTCGGGTGGTAAAGTCGAACTCGCTGTGGGCAGAACTTTTGAACGAATGGGCTCCCAGTTCGACATCTTAGTTACTAGGCGCAAGTTTTGCCGTCTGCTCTGCCGTTCGCTATACGCAAAAGCAGGAAGAAGATTAATCTTCTTCCTGCATATCCTTTTCGAGTAGTTCAATTATAAGTGCGTTTAGGCTCTTGCCCTTGCGTTCTGCATGGGATTTGTAGACTTCACGCTTGCCTTTTGGCACTCGTACCTTGATTTCGTCAAGCTTTGCGTGATACTTGGCTACTGCTTTTTTCTCTGCTTCTGTTAACATTTTTATCACCTCTGAATTATTATACATTATTCCGTTGTATGTGTCACCATATAAAATAAACAAATATGCTCCCATATATTTGTTTAAAATGTCAATTGAAATGTGTGCCCATATATGATATAATATATATAGTGAAAGAGATAAAGGTAACTTTCACAGCGGAGGAAATTGAAAGGAGTGAGGATAATGCAGAATATGCCGACAGCTACAGAACTTGCGATAAAGTATGCAAAGCGTGAACAGCTTAGAATTATAATAGACAAGGCTCTGAACATTCATGCTGATTGTGAATATGAGGCTTTATCAAAGCTGATTAACGAACTCAAACAAATGCTTGAAGAAGCATAAAAAAATGTAGTCGGCAATCCGTCAAAATACACCGACTACATATTCACACACAAACTCGGATATCCTCCGCTTTGTAAATCCGAGTATAACACAAATTTTACTAAATGTCAAGCTGAAAGGATTGTTGAAAATGACTATTGAACAAATGAAGGGCATTGCTAAGGAACACATGAACAAACAAATGTCATATCTTGTTGATGATGTGATTACAGCCGATGAAGCTCGTGCTACTTTGGTTGCTCTTTTTTATGTCGACCTTTTTTCTAGTGATGAATTCAGTTGTTATTGTGACCGTATTCGCCAAGTTGTACTTGAAAATCTTTAGCACTACTCAACTAAAAAACGGCTCTCCACAATAGCGGAAAGCCGTTTTTACATATTGGTCGGAGTGACCGGATTTGAACCGACGACCTCTACCACCCCAAGGTAGCGCGCTACCAATCTGCGCCACACCCCGATATCGTATATATTATACCCGATTTGGATACAATAGTCAAGAGTTTTCAGTCAAAATAAAAAAATTGCAAAAAAGGTATTGACATTCACATTCATTTGTGATATAATAAATAAGCACTCAGGAGAGAGCAGTAAAAAAACAGTAGAATATCGCGGGATGGAGCAGTTCGGTAGCTCGTCGGGCTCATAACCCGAAGGTCGTTGGTTCAAATCCAGCTCCCGCAACCAATAGTTCCCACGACCGAAGTTAATGTACTTTGTATGTTAATTTCGGTCGTGTTTTTTATATCTATACGAGAAATGAGCAGGCGTATAGCTTTATCGTCTGGGCTGTCATGCAGAGCCTTGAGCCAAAGAGAAATCTGATCTGTAGTGTAGTCCTTTGGCATTTCCGTCTTCTTCAATGCCTCTATCTCAGAACGGAGCTGGTTCATCTTCGCACCGATATCCTCGATAACATCAGCTGGGAGGACACCACTTGACATGTTGGTCATCAAGGTGTCATACTGCTTCTGCTTCTCCGATATCTTAGATGCAACTATCTTTTTGAAATCAGCGGCTCTCTCAGGCTCTCCGCACTTGTACTTTCGCATAGCAGTAGCAATAGCCTTTTGATTTTCTTCGTTGAGCAGGGTGCGAAGATATGTCTTAGCGGCGTCATCAACGATATCCATAGATATCATAGGTGCACCGCACTTCTTTGAACAACGATAGTAGTGATATACGTGTCCTTTCTTCGTTGATATGTGTGCGTGCATTTTCGCACCGCATGAGCAGTAGACTAACCCACTGCATAGATATGATGTCTTTGGTCCACTCTGTTTTCTGCTATCCATAATCTTCTGCACCTCGTCAAATGTTGCCTTGTCGATTATCATCGGCAAGGCATTTTCTATTCTTATAGCATTAGGTTTAGACCTGCGCTTGGATCTATCCTTTTCCTCGTCAACGCAGTATATATATGTTCCTGTGTATTTCTCGTTTCGTAGTATCTCATATACTGCAGAATACTTCAAGGGCTTTCCACGCTTGCCCACAATGCCCACTGCCGCCATTTCTGCGATAATGTCCTTAGTTCCCTCGTGATTTTTCACCGCCGCAAAGATCTTGCGGACATATTCCGCTTCATAGGGGTTTATAACATACTTCTGATCAACAATGTCATATCCAAACGGCGGATAGCCGCCATTGTGAAGACCTTTCAGGGCTATTTCACGTTCTCCCTTTTTCGTTTCATTTGCAAGGTTATCTATATAGTATTCTGACATAGACCACATCAGCGCACGCATTATCTTGCTCTCCGGGCCGAAGCCGAAGTCCTGACCAACGGCTATCAGTGTAATACCCATTTTCTGCAGGCGAGCGTCAAGATTAACGTGTTCGCCCAGTGATCTAGCCACACGATCGTATTTGTGAATAAGAATAGTATCGAAAGTACCCTTATTGCAATCTCTCAACATTTTTTGATACTGTGCACGGCTTGCCGTCATTGACCCCTTGCCGCTGATAGCCTCGTCTGCATATACGGCTACGATATTATATCCCTTAGTGGCGGCGTACTGTCTGCACGCCCTGAGCTGGGCTTCAATGCTATCCTCAGACTGCTTGTCCGACGAGTATCTTGCATATATAACTGCATTGCTCATAGTGTTCTCCTTAAGACTTCAATAACTCTTTTTTCTTAATATCGTACTCTTCCTGCGTTATAGCTCCGCAATCGAGCAGGCTTTTGTATTCCTTTATCTGCTCAGGGATAGATATAACTTTTTCATCAGCAGGCTTTGCATTCTGTTGTCTATTATACTGTTCAATTTCGCCCAGCATGGCCATGACCTGCTGGGCGTTTTTATATGCAGCACGATACGCCGCCGTGTCCTTGGCAAGTCCTTTTACGTCGAAATGAACATATCTTACTTGAGCGTCAGGATCTATAACCACTTTAATTTTCAGCATATTTGCAAGCTGCTTAGAGCTGTTCTTAGCAGTGCTTGCACCGACTATAGCACCCGCAGTTCCTGCAAGTATACCGCCGACAACCGCACGCTTGACACCGTTTCCGCCCATTGTTACAGTTTCATCGTCTTCAAGAAGCTCATAGCTCACAAGCTGGTTATACTTATAATCAGCACCACTGCCAAAAGAAAATCGGTGTGCTGCCTTATTTATTCTAAAATACTTATCAATCACATTATCCTTGTCATTATGTGAAGAAGCTTTCGGCACAGCTTTTCTCTGTGGCTCTGGAAGATCTCCATAAAGAGCGTTACGCACGTCCTTTATGGTTATTTCTATCTTAGGCTTGTTGATGCCTGAACGTTTCAAGCAATCATCACATATATAACCATCTCTAATTCGTTTGTTTTTTGAAAATAAGCCAAGATTACAATGGCATATATTACATTTATTCATATCGATACACACCTTTCTAAGGCTCTATAGTTCTTAAAGGTTCGACCATTATTCTTATAGATTATCGATAGCGTACTGAGCTTCTTCTGGGGTAAAGCCTTCACCATATTCAGATGTCAACTGCTCATATATGCGATCTGTTGACATAGACATATTATCTTGATAGCTATGTGCTTTTTGCAGAGCATTCGCATAGTAATCTGCATTAACATTGTCAACAGCATATTGAGCTTCACTTTCAGTGAATTGCTCACCACTATCCGAAATCAACTGGTCATATAGTCTTGACCTCGATAGGTACTGAGTATCCACATATGATTGTGCTTTTTGTAAGGCGTTATAATTATAATCTGCGTTTAAGTTCTCTAACGCATAATTGGCAGCATCATCAGAGAAGCCCTCACCATATTCAGATGTCAGCTGGTCATATAGCCGAGCACGTGACATATGCATGCTATCGCTATAAGTTTGTGCCTTTCTTAACGCATTACGATAATCAGCTGATATTCGTTCTGCTGTGGTGGTAGGCTCTGTGGTAGTAGTTGTAGTAGTCGTTGTTGTGGTGGTAGTGGTAGTAGTTGTTGTGGTTGTTTTCTTTGTGGTCGTTGTTTTTCTTGTTGTAGTCGCCTTCGGACTTGTTACGGTAGCCTTTTCACTTACTGTTGTGGTTTCCGTGGTAGTGGAAGCTGTTGTAGATGCCGCTGGTGGCTCAACTGTGGTCTTATAGCAGCCAGACATCATTAATGAAGCGGATATCAGTGCGACTAAAATAACAGTTTTCTTCATTTTTGTTACTCCTTTATAAAAAAATAAGCACCTCAAAAGTTGGGCTATTCTTTTTCCGAAATTCGTATGGTATTAAATAAATATAGGAGGTGCATTCTATATTTATGAATACTAAAAATTATAAAATCGAATTAAAAAAGATTATGCACGAAAAGCACATCAACGGAAAACAGCTTGCAGAGCTTGCCGAGATAAGTGAGGGGGAAATAAGCAAGATATTGACCGGCAAAGCAAACCCTACAATTGAAGTTATTGCACGTTTGGTTATTGTGCTCAAATGTGATCTTTCTGATTTGGTAAAAATCCTAAAATAAATTTATTATAGGAAATTTTACTGCATTTTTTGCCGAAATATGTTATAACCAGCATAAGGGGATTTAAACATATTTTTTCAAAAAATGAAAAAGAAAGGGGTGAGCAGCATGACCAACGCTGAGCGTAAGGAGCTGCAGGACAAGCTGGCAGAGATGATTTATTCTCTGCTTTTTGAAAGCAACAAGTCCGACGAATAGGGTACTGCCTACATACAGGCAGGCGAATAAGCACTTCACATTTTGTGGAGTGCTTATTTTTTTTACTTTGGCTTTTTACTGCCGTTTTCCCTTTTCCATGCTAAGAAACTAACATAGTCATAAAGATCTAAGAGTTCATCATCGGATAGTGTATTAAGAACACTTTGTATATTTTCCAAAACTCTTATCTTATTAGAAGAAAAAGCTTTAGTGCTTTGAGAAACGGCTTTCAACGTTTGCCCTGGTTTATAACCGAAAAGATAATTCGCATCACATTGAAGCGCCTTTGTTAAGATCATTATCGTCTCGTCATTCGGCTTGCTTTTATTGGTTTCAAAATTGCTTATCATTCTATTTCCGATACCAGTCAATTTTTCAAGATCGCCCTGAGTAAGGCCAAGTTCCTCACGGCGTTCTTTTATTTTGTCGCCTATCACTTTAGCACCTCCTTTAATTAATATTATATCACAAAATCCTAAAATATCAAGATTATTTTCTAATTTAATTTGATAATTCCAATAATTTTGGTACTATGCACAAAAACGCATGGTATTTTTTGTTGTGATTTTTCCAATTAAATTAGAAAAAATCTATTGACATTCTAATTTTATTGGATTATAATATAGTTAATCCAATAAAATTGGAATTAAAAAAGGAGGAATGGTTATGAATAAGCCAACAATCGTTGCAGTTAATGTAAAGAAGTTGCTTAAGGCCAAGCAGATGTCACAGAAAGAATTTGCCACAGTAACAGGTTATGACTATAAGAAGCTCAACAATAAGCTCAATGGCTATGAGAGCATATATCCAGAAGATATCGTATTCTTCTATAGTGCACTTGGCTGTGATGTGAACAAGCTTTTTGAACCGGTCGAAGAAACTGCATAATAACGTTTTGTTGACTTCAACAAAACGATAAAAAGGAGTGATACCAATGACAAACCATAAGATAAAAGACTATCATAAGAACCGCCTTGCATTTGAGGTCATAGTCAAGAACTATGAACTGCTCTGCTCCCTGCTGATAGTGCTGAATAAGGAGTATCCTAAGACGTTCTATCCGAAGAAATGTCGCCAATGGATAGATGATTTTGCAGACAACTGCAAAATTGCCAACGAGTGGGACAAGGACGGTGTATATGCCTATAAAATGCAGCGGGCGTGCGAGAATAGCGGCATAGATCTGAACATGGTAGTAACGTTCGTTGAACGGAATTGCAAAGAGTTCAATCTCCAGAACAGGGCTATTCTGGCGGACAACATCAAGCTGGCGCTTGTGCAGACCGCCACAGAGTATGGCGTGGGCGGCAAGCGTATGAAAGCCATTCAGAACGCCATGTTGGAAACTTTCATTGACAATCCTAGGGAGCAGGTCAAGGCGCTGGGTATAGATGATTACATCGAAGAATGCACAGTGGGTCAGGTCGATATCCGCAAGTTCAGAGTCAAAGACAAGGTCAGGACTACCCTGCAGGAGCAGAAAGAAGCCTTAGCAGGCTTGGAAGCGTTCCGGCGCTGGTCAGTTGAGAATGTAAAAAAAGAGGGGCAGTAAAGTGAAAGAAACGATTGATATTCCCGTAAGCGTTACATATCGCATAGAGGACGGCAAGATCATAGAAACACGCCGCAAGGTCAAGAAGATACCGGCTGACGTTATCGCAAGCATTCTTTACCGCCATTTCAAACAGAAAGAGAGGAATAAGAAGTGCTGCACATCATGAAGATAGACGCCATTATCGGCGAAAGAACAAACGCTGAGATAGAAAGAGCCATTAATAAGGCTCAGCTTGTCGGTGACAAGCTATGGCATGGAGATCTGAGCAAAGAAGACCTCCTAAGCTACTACGTGGCGCAGACCATAGAGAAGCATTTGGTGGCTGATATCGAGGAGCGTATCAAAGAGTTGGAGGGTGATGGAGATGTACGCAAAGAGTGATACCCGCAATTCACTGATATCGCAAGCCGTCATCAGAATAGCAACGGATATGGGGATTGAAAGCTATGTCCGAGAGATACGCCACGGCTATTCTATATGTGCCGGCGAATTCGTCATCGTTGACATGGCGGACAATACCAGCGTTAAGATGATAATATCAGATTATGACGGTTATTATCAGCAAATCAAAAGAAACATGAGAAAATGGAGGAAAAATCATGACAAGAAAAAACGTAGTCCTTGCAATCAGTGAAGATGTCAAGGCGGTTGATTACCTGACAATGAGAGAGCAGAGAGACAAGCATAACAAGCTCGTTACCCGTCGAAAGCGAGAAGATCGCAGAGAGTGCTTCGCAATGGCCTTGCTGACTATCTTCTTTGCATTCATGATAATAGTAGTAATGCTCGGTCTTGGGCAGGTATGGGAGATGATCTACTGATGTATGATTTCAACAACGCAGTCAGACTTAACCGCATAGGTGGTGAATATGTCATCACTGTGGACGGAAAGCCGTTGGAAACGTCACTCAGCTCTAATCAGCGCCGTAATCCTCTTATAGCTGTCAGCAGATATGCGTCAGCAATAGACGAATACCTCAGAGGGAACGTCAAGAAGTATCTTGCTGAAAACGAGCTGAACGTAGTCACGGGCTGTAATGTCTGCATGGAGTGTACAGACTGCAAGTTCTATCACCTCAACAACGCTGAAAGCAACTGCCGCCTAGGTGACAACAATGAGTAAGACCGTATACGTCGATAATACTATCTATCGAAAAGAATCTAAGCAGTTTCCTAACGTCAAGTATCGTTTCAACCTTGCCAACGTCGTGATACATAGTATGTATACCATGTATCTTAAGAGCCGTGGCATACCGAAGACCATAGGGCTTACAGACAAGCAGCGTTTTGATTTTGAAAAACGAATTCAATCTCTTATCGACAACGGGTCTATCGTAGTGACAGAAGTCGAAGCAGGAACGAAAGGAAAATGAAAATGAGTACCATAGGAATAATACTGTTATCCATAGCGACGCTTATCGTTGTGGATATCGTGATGTACATAGTACTTGGTGCCATTGAAAAGCACTGGGAGAAAAAGTTTAAGGAGGATAAAGATGACGAAAAATGAGATAATTACTGTGGCTAAATGCTGTATAGTAGACAACTGTGGACCATGCCCACTTATGGGTACGGATAATTGCATTACTGGTTTCATGAATCATATTCTCGAATACATGAAAAACGAGCCTGCACCTGCGGCAACAGGCACAAGCTCGGAGGTATCTGTAAAAGAAGATACCGATAACATACACCTTGATGATAACACAAAAGGGCATATTTGTCAAGCATATAATACCGCTGACGAAGCCTGCACAAATATGCTCACTATCTACGAAGGAATGTCGGAATGTGAGCAGAGAGCCTTTGATATAGGCGAGGTGTACGGAAAAATATACAGCACGAGGGATAAGCTTGAAACTTTCCTAAAGGAGCTCACAAAGGAGGGGGAGCGTAAATGCCAGTAATAACAGACGTTGACCTGCTATGCTATAATGCTGAACTTGCAGGCGCCAGAAAGCGACTGAATTACAAATCGCCCCTGCCAAGGCATAACGTAGGCCCATGTGTTTTCAACAACAGCATAAGGCAAGAGTGCATGGCATTAATCGAGAAGCCAACACAAGAAACCTGCACACGCTGCAAGTTTTTCAAAGACAGAACGGAGGATTATAATGCAGATGAATTCAAATAATCAAAAACCAATATTTGATTGGAGAAATTTTAAGTATGAGAACATAGCTGTTCACGTCAAGACTCAGGAAGAATACGATAACTTTATGAAAGAATGCAAGGCGCAGGGGTTTGCATGGTGCACTGGCAAAGAAGTTGATATGCCCAATCTTTGGCCAGACTGCGCATATGATATGTGCATAATATATGACAATAGTGGGCTTGTAAAAAAGGGACTGCATTATCAAAGACTTGGCTTCTGGAAGGACACGGGATATAGAATAGAAGAATTCGCAAATTTCTATTTTCCAAAAGATTACCAGCCGCTTAATTCAAACAGCAATATCCCAGAAGAACAGATAGAATTCTTGGAAAAGCCAACAACGCACACCTTGAAGCTGGAAGAATGCTTCTGTGAAGCAGTTGTCACAGGTAAAAAGTGTTTTGAAATTCGTAAAAATGACAGATGCTTTCAGCCCGGAGACACGATTGAGTTCATTCCAGTTAGTAACGGACATGCTGCCATTAATGTAATATCAAACCACAGATATAGGATAACATATGTCCTAAGTGGTTGGGGGTTGAAGAATGGATATGTTGCATTCGGAATAGAGGAGGTAAAGAGATATGACTAGCTACAGAGAGCAGGCGTTGAAGAAACTCATAAACGAACGAGAGGGCGTTAAGCTTAGCGGTGGAGCATCTGCGAACACAGTGCTGTGTACTATCATTCAGCCTGTCATTGACGCACTTGAAAGCTTCGTCAAGCAGGACGAGGAGTTCGCACAGGCGGTCGCTCAGGGCGGCACACTTCAGAAGTGTTTTGAAGCAGTTTACAAAGCAATTAAGGATAGCAACTTTGCACTATCAGACTTTAAGACTTATGAGACCGCAGCAGGCTTTTTCTTTCCCGGCTGTAAGATACGTTATCACATGGATATAGACCTCTGCGGTAGTGTCAACAAGGAAGCGCCTGAGCAGAAGCGCAAGTCGATCACAGTTTCTTTTGATGACCTTTTCTGAGAGGTGATTGAAAGTGTGGATAAACAATAACAAAGAGCAGTCGCTAGTATATAAGCCTATATTCACAGACTGTCTCACCCATGCCCAGAAAGAAGACGTTGAGGGCTTCCCGCCCCTCAACGTTGACGATTGTGCCGAGATTAATCGTCACTTTACGCCCTATATCTTTTACCGCAGGACTAGCCAATGGCGCTATACCTGTTTCTGTACGTCCTGCAATCACGAATTTAAGGTCAATAGTAATGATTATGGTGATATATACCACACTGATGATAATATCATCAGGCATAACTATTTGGGTACCTGCCCATGTTGCGGTGTGAAAGCCAAATATAAAGCGGCAGGATATAAGCAAGTTCAATTAAATGAAGTAGTTGATTTCGTCATATATAAAGCCGTTGAAGAAGTGGTATATATATATGCGGCGACGATTCATAAAGACTATAACGAATACGGAACGGAGGACTTCGACAGGAGCCCCAATCTTTGGGTCGATTTTCAAAAGCTTTACGTCCTGCGAAAAGGCAGTGCGGAGGTTTATCATTCGCATGCCTCATTCCGTCGAAACGGCTGGTGTTATATGATAGAGCCTATGAAGAGGAAAATGTGCAGTACATTCAATAACGGATTCGCTGAGCACAGACAAGTATACCTATATAAGAATATAATTAAGGACACTTTCTTAAAGTATTCAGGTTTTGATTGCTACTGCTGCCGCCATTATATAAGAGAGTATGACCAAGAACGTTATTATACCGCATACGCTATGTATCCGATACTTGAAATGGCGGTTAAAATGAACTGCGACACCATGGTGCAGGATCTGCTTTGGCACAACAAGAAGAATTATAAGATATTAAATTGGAACGCAACATCGCCGAAAAAATTCTTCAAGCATCTAACGCTGAATGAAGTGAAAGCATTTCTTGAAAATCACACGCCGGCAAGAGTTATAGAGGTGTATCAGGACTTCAAGCGCAAAGGTAAGAAGAAAGACATTTTCTACTGCCGAATGTACAGCTATATTACTGATTACTGCACTAGCATTGAAAAAGCGGGCGTTGACCCTGAGCAGGTGCTCGAATACCTCAAGCGCATCATGAAACACGCTTCAGAGGAAGATCGTTGCCAAGATGATCACGCTGAATTAAGTCGTCTTGTGCGACTATATGATGACTATGCTAACATAGGGCTGAAAATCGGATATGATTTTTCATTAAAAAACATAGCATTTCCAAGAGATTTAAACGAAGCACATGATAACGCAGTTGAGAACTTCAACTTCATGGAAGAAGAACGCAAGAGAAAAGAAGCCGCCGAGCTTGAGGAAGCCTATAAGCCCAGATACAAGAAGCTTTGCAAGAAGTATAAGGGTTATAGCTATCCAGGCATTCAACTGGTCGTGCCAAAGAATGCCGAAAGCATTATCAAAGAGGGAAAGGACTTGCGAATATGCGTCGGCGGTTATGCTTCAAGGCATTGCAGTGGGGTTACGACAATTCTATTCATCAGAAAGCCGTCTGACCTTGATAAGTCATGGTTTACGATTGAAATAGACAATGCTGACCATATCGTGCAGTGCCACGGATTTAAGAATGAACAAGTCAAAGACCCTTTAACGGGCAAGAAGCTTGAAAAGCCTGAAATAATCAAGGCGTTTGAAGTCAACTTCCAAGAGTGGCTGAATAGCCAGAAGAAGCTGACTAAAAGGAGAAAAGCAAGCTAGGAGGAATAACAATGAACGAGATCAAACTAAGACCCGGTGAGGAGTTCGTATATAATGGTATACGTTTTATATGCCTCGACATTATCGACGGCAACTACTTAGCGATAACGGCTGAGTGCTTGTGGAAAAAGCGTTTTAACAATGAGTACAAGGACGGCTGCAACAACTGGGAAAAGTCAACGCTCCGCCGATTTCTCAACGAAGATGTGCTCAAGGAATATTTTGATACAAAGCAGCTTATAAAGCAAACGTCTGACCTTATCGCCGATAACGGCGACAAAGCCTGTGGAACGTGTGAGGACTATATAACGCTGCTCAATTGCGACCAGTACCGCAAGTATAGAGATTATGTGCCGCTCTTTGAAGGGTGTATGTGGACGCTTACTCCGTGGAGGTGCGACACCAGCTACGATCACGCCGTGCGTTACGTCTCCCCGGTAGGTGCTATCAGCTACGGCTATGCAGACAACAGTTACGGAATCGCCCCAGTTTGTTTGTTTAATGCTGATAATCTCACATTGCACTGACAGGTGCAGCTTATACCCACTGAATAACTAACCAAAATAGGAGGAAACGCAATGGAAAACACAGAAATTACAGTATCTATGAAAACGGCTATGGCAGAACATCAGCACATATGTGAATGCTACAGAACAGCCGCAACGGCTATCGTAGAAATGGGCAGGTCACTGAAGAATATCAGAGATTACAAGCTCTACATAGCACTTGGCTATGAGTCTTTCAAAAACTATCTTGAAAGCAATGGCGATTACACGTTCAAAGAGCGTCAGGCATATACCTACATCAAGCTCTATGAGGACAACAGTACAAAGTTTCTCGAAGAACATGCAAGTATAGGTGTAACAAAGCTGGAGCTTCTCTCCAAGCTTCCGGAGTACGAACGTGAAGAATTCGCTGACACACATGACCTTGGCGGAATGACAGTTGAAGAAGTCAAGAAGCTAATCAAAGAAAAGCAGGCATTAGGCGAACAACTGACATTCCTTGAGGAGGAGAAGAAGGAACAGACAGAAAGCGCCGAATCCCTCAGAGCTGAGCTTGAAGAACTGAGAGAAAAGCTTAAGCAGGCCGAGGACAAGCCTATCGAGGTAGTTAAGAGAGACCTCGACGAAGAAGAGATTGACAAGATAAGGCTGTCTATCCGTCAGGAACTTCATGCCGAACATATGAAAGAGCTGAATTCGCTGAAGAAGTCAAGCCGTGAAGCCGTGAATGCGGCAGAAGCTGAAAAAAATAATGCCCTTAAGAAAGCACAGACAGAGCGTGACAATGCAGTTAAGGAAGCCGTCGCTAAGTATGAAATCGCCCTCAGTAAAGCTAAGGCTGAGGCAGAAGAAGCGGACCATGCCAAGGCAGAGTTGGAAAAGAAATTGAAGTCAGGCAATGCAGACGAAGCAAGGGTTGCGCTGAAGATCATCTTTGAAAACGTTCAGAAAGGGCTTACGGAATTCATTGAAAAAATCAATGATATTGAAGACCCACAAACCAAGGAAAAGTTCATTACTGTCACAAGCAAGTGGCTCAGACAGGCGGCTGATGACCTTGAGGGGTGAGCTGAATGACCAGAGAATTGAAATGAAGAAGAACACCACCTATGAGGAAAGAAAAGCTAATGGAATATGCCCATATTGCGGGCGAGAAAAAGCTGTTCCTGGATATATTATGTGCGAGAAATGTAGAGAACAGAACAAGGAAAGATGTAAGAAACGCTATGAACGAGCGAAAGATAAAGGGCTATGCACACGTTGTTACAAGAAGCCATCAATTGAGGGTCAAACAATGTGCAGAGAATGTCTTGCGAAAATGCTAGCGAAAGACAAAGAAAAGCGATATGGCGGAGTATGCGATATGGATTGTTTCAATTGCAAATATGATGACTGCATTAATGACAATGTGCCAGAATGCTATGCTGATTTGCCCTTTGAGGAAAAGGAAAAGATCCGAAAACGCAATCGAGCCCGATATCACGAACTTAAAGAGAGGGGAATTTGTGTAAAATGCGGAAAGCTGCCAGCAAAAGAAGGAATCACTCTTTGTGAAAGTTGCGCACACAAGAGAAGTAAGAGGGAGAAAAGGAAAAGGACAGAAAATCAGCAGATCAGCAAGCGGGATTTATGGCGTGAACAAAGAAAATGTTATTTCTGCGGAGGAGAATGTGTGCAAGGCCAGAAGGTGTGCACGAAACACTATGAAATGCTCAAAGCTATGGCAATGCATATGCGTGAAAGCGAAAGGAGCAAGATCGCAAGAGAACGGCTGAAAAAAGTATACTTTGCGGGAAGGCAACAATAGAATTGTGAAAGGAGAAATCACTATGGAACACAAGTGTAAGTTCTGCGGAAGAAAGATAGGAACCGCACATTATATCCACAAGAAGGATTGTACGTGCGGGATTTGTACAAAGTACTGTATGAGCGAATGTCAACTCTCAAAGAATGGCTTGTTGAGCTGGCATAAAGAGCCGTGCGTATCTTGTGAGAGAAATCCATATCGTAAGAACTATAAATGGAACGGAAAGGAATGGACAAAAGATGATTGATATTGACGGCTTCAAGGAATATCTTTACGAAGAGGAGCTTGCGCCGAACACAATAGCAACATATGTCAAAGGCGTAGAAAAATATGCTGAAAGGTTCGACACCATAACGAAGCCGAACTTAATCGAATTCAAACGCTATCTGGTCGAGAATTACAAGCCGCAAACTGTAAATCTCCGAATAACTGCCCTACTCACTTACTGCAAGTATAAAGGAATAGAAATGAAGTTGAAACAGGTTAAGTTAGCTAAGAAAACAAGCATTGACAATGTCATTTCACTTGGCCAATACAACCGACTGATAGATGGACTTAAAAGAGACAATAATATGCGGTGGTATATTACTATCGTTGTCTTAGCAAGAACAGGAATGAGGATATCGGAAGCTTTAAAAATACGCAAGAGCGATATTATCAATGGGAAAGTGACCTTAAATGCTAAGGCTCATATGAGAACAATATTTTTTCCAAAAACGCTAACAGATGAGATACTTCCCTATCTTAGCAATGTTTCTGATGATGATTTCGTTCTGCAGAATCACAATGGTCAGCCTATAACATCACGAGGGGTCTCTGGTGAACTCAGACGTTTTGCAGACAAGTACGGCATCCCGAAAGAAGTAATGCACCCACATTCGTTTCGGCATTTCTTTGCTATCGAATTTGTTAAAAGAAACAATAATATTTCGCTGCTTGCTGACCTACTAGGACACGGAAGCGTTAACATCACGCAGATATATCTACGTCAGTCAGAAGAACAACAGAAAACAGCTGTTGATAATACTGTCAATTGGTGACAAAGGGTGAGAACAATGAGATGTGGTGATAAGAGAATGAGATCAGAATACATATTTCCACTTCTGCTGATTTTGCTGGACGTGGGAGCGGCTATCATATACGCTTTGCAAAAGGACTACAAGAAATCCGTCTATTGGATAGCGGCGGCCGTACTGAATGTGACAGTAACAGTTTAGGAGGAATAACTATGTCAGATGAAAATCCAATAGCTATAGCGCAGAAAATCTTGTCTGAAATAACCACGGGCAGAAATAAAGATAGAAAGAGCTTGAAAGAAGCTCTTTCAACACTCAAAGTTGGAGATCAGATTGCAACAGACGAAGAAATATGGACTGTTATTGGTATAGAAACAATTGAATCTAAATCTTTTAAAATGCCAAGAACATTGAAAGTTAAGTGTTCATCATCACAGCGGAGCAAATGCTTGATTTTCTACATACCAAAGGGCGGTGTTATGTAATGAAAAATTCAAACACACCAACAGAACACATAGAGCAGGCATTGCTTTTCAAGTGGGCGACATTCAGCTCAGGCAAGTATCCCGAACTGGAGTATATGTTCGCTATACCGAACGGCGGCTATCGCCACTATAGAACTGCCGCAGATCTTAAGTCTGAGGGCGTAAAGTCAGGTGTGCCTGACATAATGCTTCCGGTGGGACGTGGCGGTTACTACGGTCTTTTTATAGAAATGAAACGCACATCAGGTGGACGAGTATCGGAATCTCAACAGAAGTTTCTGAAAACGCTTAATGACAACGGCTATCTTGCAGTTGTTTGCAAAGGCTTTGAGCAGGCGCAGGAAGCAATCTTGAAGTACCTTAATAAAGGAGTGAGAAAATGAAAATATCTAAGCTGAAAAAAATATGCAGTAAAGCGGCTAAGACCATATCCTACTTCTATAATGAAAATGATAATTCATTATGGATTGGCTCAGGCAGTGCAATATATCCGCTTTACGGCATGCCGAACATGAATACCAGCGAGCAGTTACTCACGCTTTTTGACATTAATGAAAGTGACCGTGAGAATTGGAGATGTAAGCAGCTGCCGCCTGCTATTGAGAGCAACATTGTTATGAACATCGCTTCATGCACAACAGGCAAGATGATAGATCGTCGTTCAACATTCGTTGCCATGCTAAGCGAATATCAGATATTCTCAGGCACAGAAAAAGTGCATATATGCCCGAAAGCATTCCTTGAAGTAATAGATGATTATGAAATTCTTACATACTATTCCATTGATGATATGATAATCGTCAAAGCAGGCTTGCTTACGCTCGGTGTACTGTGTGAAACCCATGGCGTTGTAACACAAGAACTTCTTAATGACATTAATTCCATGCACGATATGTTACAAGAAGTATTCAACAGGGAGTGCGAAGAAAAAGACAAGAGCAGAAATTATGAGCAATTGGCAATGACAGAGTGAAGCCCTATATATTATATATAGTATAGAACAAGTGTTCAGCCCGTGTGTAAGCACGGGTATGAGGGCTTGTAATGGGTCTTAATAACTCGGACAGTGGGAGGAAATGACAATGAGCCTTATGAGATACAGAGAGCAAAAGTATATTTATGGAAACTACATGGAAGTGAATATGTATCCTGTCTATGCCTGCCCACGTTCTTCTAGTCGAAAGAAGAAAAGGAAGCCAACAAGCAAGGTGCAGGAGAGATTAAATCAGATCAATGCTGAAAGAGCTCTGGCAAGACTTATCCCTGCAAACTTCACTGACAAAGACTATAAGTTCGAGCTGACCTATGCACCACAAAATAATCCTGCTGACCTCGAGCGTGCCAAGAAAGACTTTGCTAACTTTGTTAAGCGTGTGAATAGAGCAAGAGTCAAGAGAGGCTTACCGAGAATGAAATATATTTATTCCATTGAGCAGGGCTCAAAGTCTGGACGTATTCATTTTCACGTAATCATGACTGGTGGTCTCACTATCAACGAAATAGCTTCCATATGGGGCAAGGGCTATGTTGACAAGGTCCTGCCATTGATGTTTGACCAGACAGGCTGTGCAGGAATTGCAAAATACTTCTGCAAGCAGAAGATTTCAGATCATAACAAAGGCAAGCACGCCAAGCGTTATGTTGCGTCAACTAACTGTATTAAACCGCAACCGCAGAATAACGATTATCGTCTGACGAAACGTGCGGTGCAGAGCATGGCATATAACTGTGATAACTCGGCACTGTTCGAGAATATGTATCAAGATTATTACTATGCTGATTGCCGTCCATTCTGGAACGAGGATAACGGCACGTTCTACATATCGCTGTTTATGTACCGGAGAACGGCGAAGCTGAACATATAGGGGGTGAGATGATGAGTCTTAAGGGAGCTGAGCTTAGCGTGATATGTGATGATTGCCATAAGGCATTCATAGTCTGCGTTCGCAAAGAGAGATTTCAAATCATAGAAGGGGACGTATGGTGCTATAACTGCCCTCACTGTGGTAAGTTATACGTTGCATATATCGACGATAGCCTGACACGTCATGCCCATGCGCTTCAAAAAAACGGTGTTGTGTTGAAAGATATCCTGACGAAAATATCGAGAGAATTATCGGCAAGGCAGGGAAAGGAGAAGAATTAATGGACTCATACAGACAGGGATATATCAAAGCATTAATCGACGTGAAGAACTATGTCGATAGCCATTCGCACGTGATGAAGCACTACAAGCTTTATAATTCAAAGAAACTACCTATGCTTTTACAAGCATTTATTGACAACGCCGATGAAATGATTGCAATGGGTGATATGATAGAATTGACATTGACGTTCGATCAGAAAAGCATTAAGAAGTCCAAGGAGAATTATCATGACTAAGAAGCGATTGTTGTCATATCGACAACTTAAGGCTGAGCTGAAGTGGGTAAGTGAAGATAGTGACGATTATCGCAGCCTGAAAGCAGAGATAGCAGAGATTGAAGCATATGTGTCAGGCATTGATGACGCATTCATCAGGATTATTTTTCGCCTGCGTTATCTTGTCCCACGCAAGGACGGAGCTTGGCAGCCGCCGTCATGGGCGTGGATAGCCAGGCAAGCAAATGCTTCAGAAGATTACTGCAAGGGCAGGCATTGCAAGTTCTGTAAGAAAAACACGCTGTAACACGCACGAACACACTCTGCGTGCTATGATGATAATGCGGGGTTGTTGTTATAGTTTTTCCATAGGTTTATGTCGGTGCAAGGGCCACGTTGTATGACGTGGTCCTTGTGCTATATATGCGAGGTGATAACGTGTATAGTACGAGTCAGATCAGAGAGCTAATCAAGGAAGGACGAGTTGACAAGTTCTATAACGATCGCTATTGGCGGAAGTTCAGCAAGAGCGTTATCGCAGAGCAGCACAATGAATGCCAGATATGCAAGTGCAAGGGTAAAGTGACGAGGGCAACTATTCTTCATCACGTCAAGCACCTTAAGCAGTTTCCACAGTTTGCATACAGTCGGTATTACTATGACGATACTGGTGAAAAGCATAGACAGCTGATAGCACTGTGTCATGACTGCCACGAAGCACAGCACCCAGAACGGCGCTGGCAAGAACGTGCCGATAAGTTCGTCAATGAGGAGCGGTGGTGAGCGCCTTGCGGCGATACCCCCCGGGGTCAAGGGTCGAAAAATTTTTTCGGCCTTGTACGACGGGAGGCACAGAAGACATATCCGCCCTCGCACGCACGTGAGAGAATTTTTTTCAAGAAAATCAAATGTAAGGAGTTGGCAAAAGTGAAAAAGCCGAGTTTATCAGAGATTGAACAGTCGTTGATAGAGCAGCTCGAACAAATGGGTGCTTCTGTCGATTTCTATAAATCGCTGGTTTCAGACTATCTGTTTTACGAAAAACAGGAAAGGAAAATGCAAGCCGATATCCGCAAGAGAGGGCTTACCTACATGGCGGTTTCTGCTGTTGGTAAAGAATATGAAAAGGACAATCCGTCTGTAAAGCAGGCGTATATGTATAACAAGCAGAAATTGCAGATTTTGAAAGATCTCGGTCTGTCAACCGAGAAGGTGAAGAATCTTGACGATGATGAAGAGTTGTAAAGGTCAAGATGCTCTCGATCTTTCCTGCCTTGCTGAATACATTAGCCTCGTTAAAGAGCACGAATACCCATACTGTATTGAGCAGTGCAAGCTCATTGAATACGTTGAAAGAACATTTCTGAGCGAGGATATCTATGTTGATGTTGAACAAGCTGAGAAATACTTCAGCTATGAGAAATATTTTCCGTTCAAGCTGTTCCCATGGGAACGATTCGTGTTCACCCTTCACAACTGCACCTATAAGTCCAATGGCTCTTTACGATGGCCTGTACTGTTTCTCTACGTCGGTCGAGGAACAGGAAAAAACGGCTACTTAGGCTTTGAAGATTTTTGTTTGCTAACACCGACGAATGGCATCAAGCATTACAACATCGATATTTTTGCGACGACAGAAGATCAGGCTAAGACCACGTTCAATGATGTGTACAACGTCCTTGAAGACAACCGTGACAAGATGCAGAGATTTTTTTACTGGAACACAGAAAAAATTATAAGTCTGAAAACAAAATCCGTCTTGCGGTACAGAACATCGAGCCCGAAATCTGCCGATGGTGCAAGACCGGGCAAGGTAGACCATGATGAGGAGCACGCATATGAGAACAGTAAACTCATAGATGTTGCTGTTGGCGGCCTTGGAAAAAAACCACGCCCACGCCGCACGATCATGAGCACCGACGGATTCGTCCGTGAAGGTCCACTTGACAAAGATAAGACCAAAGGGATTAGAATCCTTAACGGTGAGATAGATGATAACGGCATGCTACCATTCATTGCAAGAGTAGATAAGCCAGAAGAAGTTGAAATGCCTGAAATGTGGTATAAGGCGAACCCGTCACTGCAGTACCTTCCTGATCTTCTCCAAGAGATGAAGACTGAATTTCAAAATTATCTGGACGATAAAATCAGCAATATCAGTTTTGCAGTTAAACGCATGAACTGCCTGCCACAGCAGACTGAGGGCGGTATAACCGCATTTGATAATATCCTGGCAACTAATCAGGATATCACGCCATATTTGTCAAAGCTTCAAGGCAGACAATGCACAGCAGGTTTTGACTATATGAAGACCGATGACTTTCTCTCAGCAGGCTTGCTCTTCGACGTAGACGGAACGGACGTATGGATAACGCACACCTGGGTGTGCAAGGCTTCTGCAGATTTACCAAGAATCAAGGCGCCCCTGCAAGAATGGGAAGCGGCGGGGCTACTGTCATTCGTTGACGGTCCAGAGATACCGCCTGAGATACCCGTTATATGGGTGGCGCAGAAAGCGGCGGAATTGAATGCAAAAGTCGCAATGACTGGCATCGATAACTATCGCTATACACTGCTTAGGAGGGCGCTTAAAGAGAATCTCTACGCTTCTGACGAAAAAGGCTACGGGAATATCATGCTTGTCCGTCCGTCAAATGAAATGATGATAATGCCTGTAATCACAAGTCAGCTGGTGAATCATAAGCTTGCAGTCGGAGACAATCCCCTTTTCCGCTGGGCTATGAACAATACCAAGGTATGCACTTCGTCCGCAGGCAATATGACATATGGTAAAATAGAGCCGAAATCACGCAAGACAGACCCGTTCAAAGCTTACGTTGCTGCGAAAGTAGCTCAGAATAAAATTTCTGAGCAAATATCAAGTATGCCAATGAATACAAACATTCCTGGCGTTTTCACATTCTAGCGGAAGGAGGATAAGCAATGGGTTTAAAATCGTTGATATCAAGAATTATCAACGCCAAAAGTGACGAAGTTATAAGTGTCAAGTCAGTAGGATATGACGATGATGTACGAATAGCTGTTCAGGCATATGCTATTCAGGTAGTTGTCGAGATTCTTGCTGCACTTATATCCAAGTGCGAAATAAAAACCTATCACAATGGAAAATCATTCAAGGGTGAAGAATGGTATCTTTTCAATGTTCGTCCAAACGCAAACCAGACGGCCGCACAGTTTAAGAATGAAATAGTTCGGAAAACTTTGATACTGGGAAACAGTCTGATAGTCAGTGCAGGTCAGCAGTTGATATGTGCCGACGGCTGGAGCACACAGGAATATGCGTTGTATCCGAACTTTTTTTCGCAAGTTTCAAAAGGTTCTTTTACTTTTGAAAAAAGGTTTGATATGAATGATGTTCTCTTTCTAAGATTTTCAAACGGCGGAGTAAGGCAGATTCTATCTGAAATGCTTGAAAATCACAACAAATTTCTTGAAACATCTTCAACGGTCTATGCAAAGAGTGGAACGCAGAAAGGTATACTCGAGATAACACCCATGGCTCAAGGACAGCCGAACTACGAGGAGAAATTTCAAGAGTTAATGAACAAGTATTTCAAAACGTACTTTGAGGCAAAGAATGCAGTTCTGCCTCTGTGGGGTGGAATGAAATACACGCCACAGAGCAACGGAGAAACCAAGCGGACTGTTTCGGAAACAACGGACTACATCTCGATACTCAACGATGCTCTTGAAAAGGCTGCTATTGCATATAACGTGTCACCGGCTATCGTCAAGGGAAATGTTGAAAATATCAGTGAGGCTTTGTCGATGACTCTTACTTTTGCCGTAGATCCTTTTGCGAAAATGCTATCTGACGAGATTACCGCAAAACGATACACGAAAGAGCAGGTCTTGAAAGGAAACTACGCAAAGGTTTGCACGGAAAATATCAAACATTTCGATATTCTCGAAATGGCGAATTCCGTTGACAAGCTGATTTCCAGTGGTTTCTATTCGACCAATGAGCTGAGAGAAAAGGTCGGAGAAGAACGAATTTCTGAAAGTTGGGCGGATCAGCACACCCGAACCAAGAACTATGAAACGATAGAAGGAGGTGGAAACGATGAATAGCATTTTAAATCGATTTGAATTCAGGTTAGAGGCAGATAAGCCAACGGAGCTTAACTTATATTTGTATTCTCAGGTCCGTGGAGGACTTGCCTATGATTTGGCAAAGGGAAAATTTGAGGAGAGCAAGACAGGTGCGAGCTATTTTTCCAAAAAGCTGGAAGAATACAAGGACTGTGAGCACATCAATCTGTACATCAACTCTCTTGGCGGTCAGATCAAAGAGGGCGTCGCTATTGGAAATATTTTAAAGCGGCATAAAGCAAAAGTGACTTGTTATGTTGACGGCTGGGCTTGTTCGATAGCTAGCGTTATAGCCATGGCAGCGGACGAGATCGTCATGTACAACAACAGCCTCATGATGATTCATCAGGCGTCCTGCTATTGTGAAGGAAATGCCGATGATATGAGAATCGCTGCTGACGAGCTGGATAAGATGACTGACACCGCTATCTCAACATATGCCGAACGTTGCGGTGGTAAGTGTAGTCGTGAAAAAATTTCCGAAATGGTCAAGGTGGGAACATGGCTCACAGCTGATGAATGTCTTTCGTATGGCCTATGTGATACCATATCGACTGGGAAACAGCCTGTTGATATGGCAACCATGCTCAGTGACGTAAAGCGATACACAATGTCAAGTGCTCTTGACGGTGAAAGCATGGATAAGCTTATTGAGCTGTATAAGCAGTCAACTGCACAGCAGGCCTTACCTGCTGAAAAAAGCAAAGAAGAGAAAGAAAATGCCGCTATATCGGCATTTGAAAAGTTTATGAAATTGGAGGTAAAAAAATGATTAATCTCGACACACTCAAGGAACAGAAAGAAGATATCCTGGCATCGCTTTCAGTCGCTATAAAAAATGGCGATGATAAAGCAATGGAAAATGCTCTGGATAAGTACGGCAACCTGATTTCAGATACTATCATGAATGAGGTAAAGAGCACCACGGAGTCTGTTGACAGCCAGATACTTAGCACACGTGGTGTAAGAATGCTGACAAGCGATGAAAAAGAGTACTATGACTCCGTTATCGCTGCCGGTAAGTCTTCTGATCCGAAGATGGCATTGACAAATGCCGACAAAACAATGCCAATCACGATCATTGAGTCCGTGCTCGGTGAAATTCCACAGCAGCACCCACTGCTCAACTTCATCAGCTTCCAGGACACAACTGGCATCACAAGAATGCTTGTCAACGAACAGGGCGAACAGACTGCCAAGTGGGGAGATCTGAACACCGCTATCGACAAAGAGTTGCAGGGAGCGTTTAAGCTTTTCGACGTCTCTCTCAAAAAGCTTACAGCATGGATACCTGTGTCTAACGATATGTTAGATCTGGGTGCAACATGGCTGGATAGGTATGTACGTGAAATCCTTGCTGAGGCTCTGTGGGTCGGCATGGAAACAGGTATCGTTACAGGTGACGGCCTGAACTGCCCTATCGGAATGTGCAAGGACGTATCTGATAAGGCGTCAGTAGTTGGCGGAAAATACCCCGATCAGAGCACGATTGCACTCAAGGAAATGTCGCCTGAGGCTATCGGTACTATCGCTGCTCAGCTTACTAAGACAGAGGCTGGAAACAACAGGCCGCTTGATAACCTCATCTTCGTAGTCAATCCAAAGACATATCTGACCAAGGTAATGCCTGCGACAACGAACTTCGTTCAGGGAAAATGGGTTAATGATGTTATGCCTATTCCTTGCACGATTATACAGTCATGTGCAGTTCCTGATGATCGTGCTATCTTCGGACTGGGCAAGCGTTACTTTATGGGTCTTGGCATGGCAAAGGGCGGCAAGCTGGAGTATGATGATTCATTCAAATTCCTTGATGATGCAAGAACATATAAGATCAAGACATACGGCAACGGCAAGCCACTCGACAGCAATGCTTTCAGGTATCTGGATATCTCAAAGCTTAAGAGATTTATCCCGACAGTATACACTGTCACACCGTCAGAAACATAAGGAGTTGATATAAATGCAGCAGGCATTATTCGAGGAAGTTAAAAATCAGCTGAACATAACTTGGTCAGACGAAGCTACTGACAGAAAGATAAACAGCATTATAGCACGTGCTATAGGAGTACTAAACGGATATGCAGGTCAGGTGCTGGATATCAATGTTGACGAAAATATCAACGGCGACGCCCAGCTTCTGATCGACTGCTGCAGATATATATATAACGATTGCTTCGAGGACTTTGAAAAAAATTATCACTCTCAGCTCTTCGCTCTGAGAGCAAGATGTCAGATTGAGGAGATGTCAGGAGGAAGCGTATGATAAGCAAGCGGCAGACGTTCAATGACGGCATATGCACTATTGCAACTATCATCAATGCCAATTGCTTGAAAATCAAGCAAGCAGGCATAAGATATGACAATCGTACCGTCGGCTCAGAGCGTTTCTATAAAGCCGCTGAGTATCAGCACCGCTGTGATAAAGTGATAAGAATACCACTTATCGCCGAGCCGCAGGCGACTGACATTGTGATAATGAACGGCGACCAGTATAACGTCATTCAAGTTCAGATGATAAAGGACGCTAAGCCGCAGGCTTGGCAGTTATCAATAGAAAAGCGGAAAAAGAGGTTAGAAATCCATGTCAATGAGTCCTGATGAGATGGCTGAGGCTTTACAGCACGCATTTCAGCAAGAAAGTCGCCGTGTTAATGAAGCCGCCAAGAGAGCCGTTAAGAAGACCGCAAAGGAAACCCGCAAGGTCGTCCAAGAACACTTCACGTTCAATACCCGCTCCGGCAAATATGCCAAGGCGCTTACAGTTAGCACCGAATACGAGGACTCTTTCGACATTCGGCAGATAGTGAATTTCAAGAAGAATAAGCAGTATCTTCTCACACACCTGCTGGAGTATGGCCATGCTATGAAGCGTGGTGGCAGAACGCTTCCGTTTAAGGCGAAAGCTTATCCGCACATGATTTACGGACAAGAGTATGCCGAAGAAAAATTACCGGAAAACATCAGAAAGGAGATTGAGAAGTCGAAATGACATTGACAGAACTTATATCACTTTCAGGCATTCCTACGGACAGGATTGCTAAGATAGATTTTCCAGTGGAAACGGAATTGCCGTTCGCAACATGGATAAACAAGACACCTCAGACGATATCTGCAGACGGAAGAACTGTCGCAGTTATCCCACGGATTGCAGTTGAAATATACTGCGAGCCGGAAGATGAAGAAACACATATCCTATTTGAGAACGCCCTTATGGATAAGGGCATATGTTTCTCAGTCGCCGCAGGCTATCTGGGGCAGGATCAGCAAATGGATATGTGGGTATACGAATTCGATCGCAAGGAGGAATATTAATGAAAGGAACAGTGAAAGCCGTTGCCCATGCACTGATTACAGAGTCTACAGATGTCAGTGGTGCGACAACTATCACATATGGAGAACTTAAGTATCATAAGACAAAGCTTTCGGGCACCCGTCAGGTAAGCCTTGACCCGAAGTCATCAAGCAAGGAGATATGGGCTGACGGCGTAGTAGCATTCGCAGGTCAGACTAATCAGGGTTACGAGGGAACTATCACCACACTTGACCTGTGTGATGATCTTGAGAAAGACTGGTACGGAAATGTCATCGAAGAGAAAAACGGCACACTGGTCGAAGTAGCAAGAACAGGAGAAGCGCCAAAGTTCGGCTTGATCGTACAGTATGAGTCAACATCAGAAGCCGAGGGATACACCGAGGTTTTCCCTTACTGCTATACTACAGATCGCACGAAATTCTCAGTTAAGACAGAGGAAGACAGCGGTATGGACTATGAGTATACAGAGCATAAGATTGCCTGCAAGCCGTCACCGGCTGAGGCTACTGTCAACAACAAGAAAGGACACATTGCACGTTTCCGTATAAAGGGTAACACAGTACTCACAAAGTTTCCTGAGTACACCTACACCCCGGGTGAATGACAATGAGCAATACATTAGTCCTGACTATAGACAGCAGGCAGATAGGCTTCAAGGCTACAGCAGGCCTTTTCTATCGATACAAGGAAGCATTCGGCACGGAGTATCTTGAGGACGTTGTCAAGGTTCATCAGTTCGGTAAGGGTGCCTTTGTTCAACAGGTCGAATACCGCACCCTATGGGTGCTTGCCAAGACTTATGATGATAGTATACCGCCTATTCAGACGTGGCTTGACAGCTTCGCCTATGGTGCATTTCCTGTTGATGATATCTATAATCAGGTTATGCCTATACTGCAGGCAAACATGAAAGTTGACAGAAAAAATCCATAAGCGGCAGTAAAAGCGGAGATGATCGGCCTCTCAAATCGGAGGAGGTCATCTCTCTTGTTATAAACAGGGGTCTTACTGTCGCTGATTTAGACCGCATGACGTATGGTATGGTAGTGAACTATGCCTGCGCCTATGACCGACAGCGATTAATCGCCGCCGGCAAAAAGGTCATTGACCCCGAAATTAAATACGAAGAACTGAAATCAAACCTGCCTGTTGTTGAAGAACGATATAAGCAGGGAAAAATCAGCAAAGAACGATATGAAAAGTATATTGCGAAAATAAAGGCATGGGAGGGTGAGTAATGGCTAAGTCATCATCAGATGAGAAAATCAAAGGTATGTACGTCAAAATCGGTGGTGATACGTCTGAGTATACTGCCGCCATGAAAGGGCTTAATGCCGATATCAATTCGACTACAAAAAATCTGAACAGCGTCAACAAACTCTTAAAGCTTGACCCAACTAACGTTGAATACACCGCTCAGAAGCAGAAGTTGTTGAGCGAGGCTATCGAAGCAACAAAAACAAAGCTGGACGTTCTCATTAGAAACGAGAAAGATATCAACGAGCAATATAAGAAAGGCGAACTTCCTGTTGAGTCATATCTTAAGTATCAGGAAGAGCTTGAAAAGACCAAGAAGAAGCTGAACACACTGCGAGATCAGACCAAGACCGCAGACGATAGCACCAAGGAGCTTGGTAATAAAGCCAAGGATACGTCAGATAAGGTCAAAGACCTTGGTGATAAAGCTGACCAGACAGGCAGTGTCTTCAAGGACGTTTTCTCCGCTAATCTAGCCGTTGAGGGGCTGAAAGCTATAGCTAATGCCGCCAAGGAAGCGGCGGAAAGCTGTGCACAAGTCGGCATTGACTTCTCCAGCTCAATGTCAAATGTGGCGGCGACAATGGGCATGACCGCAGAACAGGTCAGCTCAGGCGCTGAGGACTATCAGAAGCTAGAGAACGCCGCCCGTGAATGTGGCGAAACAACAAAGTATACCGCTTCGGAGTCCGCTGACGCTCTTAATTACTTGGCCCTTGCAGGATATGACGTAAATAAGGCGGTTGAAACACTGCCGAAAGTTCTCAATCTTGCCACTGCTTCAGGCATGGATCTTGCGTCCTGCACTGACATGGTAACGGATACTATGTCAGCACTACAGTTGCAGACGAGTGACCTTGACGGCTATATGGACATGATGGCCAAGACAGCCCAAAAATCTAATACCACAGTTGCTATGCTTGGTGAGGGCATTCTCCAGTGTGCCGGTACGGTCAAGTCCACAGGACAGGACGTTGATACAATGTGCACCTCTCTTGGAATACTGGCTAATAACGGTATCAAGGGTGCAGAGGGCGGCACACATCTCAGAAATATGCTTTTGTCGTTAACATCACCGACAGACGTTGCTTCCGCTAAGTTGAAAGAGCTGGGTGTGAGCGTGGCTGACAGTGAGGGAAATATCAGAGATATCAACGATATTTTCGGAGACCTTAACGCCAAGCTTTCCAAGCTCTCAGATGACCAGAAGACCAAGGCGCTTAGCGATATCTTCAATAAGACAGACTTATCGTCCGTTAATGCCATGCTTCAAGGCATGAGCGGGTCTTTCGATGACCTGAAATCTCAGGTAGATAACGCCGACGGAGCGTGTCAGACAATGGCTGACACCATGAATAACAATCTTAAGGGCAAACTGGCTATAATGGACTCTTCCCTTGAATCCCTTGGCATAACTATTTTCGATAAATTCAGCGCCCCCCTCGAAGACGCCGCCGAAAAAGGCTCAGAGCTTTTCAGTGAACTTACCAAGGATATCAAAGATGGAGACCTCAGTGATGAATTCGACGATATGGGCAATGCCTTTGGAGATTTGGTCGAAACCGGCGCAAAGTTTGCCAAAGGTTCGTTGCCTATCCTCATTGACGGTGTAAAGTTCTTCTGCGAGCATTCTAACCTTGTTATCGGAGGATTGACAGGAATAACGTCGGCAATGGTATCAAAAAAAGCCATAAATAACGTTTCAGACCTCGTAAAGTCATTCAAGAGCCTTACAGGTGCAACAAAAGCAGCTGAAACCGCCCAGCAGGCTTTAAATGCAACTCAAAAAGCGTCGCCGGTAGGAGCAATTGCAGCTATTATAGGTACGGTAGTTGGCGGTATTGTGTCTTATGCAACTTCGGTTGATGACGCCGCTGATTCAACAAAAGTCCTCAATGACGAAGAGCAGGCGTTAGTCGACAGCACGAATGAACTGACAGACACCATGAAGAAAGCCGCAGATCAGAGAGAAGAAGCCAAGACAGATATAGAAGCCGAGTATAGCAGCTATAAAAGTCTTGCAGATAGAATTTTTGAGCTTTCTGACGCCGAGAGCTTATCTAATGACGAGAAGTCAGAAATGAAAACTCTTGTGGACCAGCTGAACAGTGCCATGCCTGACCTTAATCTTCAGATCGACGATCAGACAGGCAAGCTTCTCAACAATAGGGACGCTGTCTATTCGTGTATAGAAGCAAAGAAAGAACAGCTTCTTGTCGAAGCCGCTCAGAAAGATATGGTCGCTATATCAGAAGACCTCTATAAAGCTGAGAAAAATCAGAAAGAACTTGAAGAAGAAATAGCCGAAAAGAAAAAAGAAATGATCCCTCTTCAAGAGAAGATGAATAAGCTCAACGCAGATTGGGCGAACGTTGCTGATGAAAGTCAGTACTGGGATCTACAGGAGCAGTATGACAAGCTTGACAAGTCAGTAAACGAGCTTCAGAAGTCATATAAGTCCGCAGGCGGAGAGATTGAGAAGCTGAATGCAGACTATGCTGATGCTTCCAAGTACGTTTCTGAGCATTCTTCTGCTCTCGAAGACAATTCAAAGGCCGTAGAGGACAATGCAAAAAAGGTCGATACGATCTATAACCGCACTGTCATGTATAAAGACGGCTTACACAAGGTATCACAAGAAACTGTTGACGCAATAGTTGAGATGAATAAGAGCTATGACGAAGCCGTCCAGAAACGAACGGAAGAATTGCAGAACAATCTTAACCTCTTCGACGAATTCAACGGCGGTGCTGAGATATCCGCAGAACAGCTTATGCAGAACTTGGAATCTAATCTTGACGGCATGGCAAGCTGGTCTGATGATATCAAGACGCTTGCAGACAGAGGCGTGAACAAGGGGCTTATCAAGACCTTGCAGGAAGCAGGTCCTCAATCGTCAAGCAAGATAAAGGCGTTACTTTCCATGTCACAGCCTGAGTTGAAAAAGTACAGTGATATGTGGGAAGAATGCATGAGCGACTGCAAGAAGATAGCAACTTCAGAGTTCGACGAGCTCAGGCAACAGTATGATAAGACCATAGAGACGCTTCAAAAGCGTGACCAAATAAGCCAGATATCAGATGTATGGGAGCAAACAGGTGCGGCAATGATGTTAGGTATGCAGCAAGGCATACTATCTGCACAGCAGTCTGTCATTGATACCGCAACAAGTGGAGCGAACGCAGTGCTTGCGGCGGTCAGGGGGGTATATGATATACATTCCCCTTCAAAGGCATTTGAAAATATATCGAAAATGAATGCGCAGGGTGAGATCCAAGGCTGGAAGTCATCAGAGGACGATATCATCAAAGCCTATACCAATACTGGTGACAAGATACTGTCAGAGAATATGCGCAATACATACAGCGATACAAATAGGGTCGCAAGGTCGGTATATAATGGATCATATTCCCACAGTATCACGCAGAAAGCATCAACAAGCGCCACAGAAAACACGCAGGTCGTCCCAACAGTCAGACAAATGCCCGAGACTATTCATAACGTGATAGTATTCCCTAATGGGAAAGTGATTGCAGAGGAAACAGTTCCATTTATAGATGTAATGCTTGGCGAAAGAGCTGCGAGAAAGAAAAGAGGTAGTGCAGTATGACACGACAAATCAGATTTAATGGCAAAAAGTCGTATGAGGATTTTAAAATCAGAATAATCAGTGCAACAGTTGCAGAGCCGAAGAAGCGTGAGATCAAAGTGACTGTACCTTATCGCAACGGCAGTATTGACCTGTCTGACTATGACGGCAATTTTTATTTTGACGACACCGAAGTATCATACAAGATGTTTGTGTCTGATACAGAACCTGTCACACTGCTCCGCAGGATTGAGAAGATCAAGAGCTGGTTATGTGAAGCTCCACAGCAGAATATTTATGACAACTATTCCGAGAACTATCATTTTGTCGGCAAGTGTAGAACTGTTGAGACCAGCCTTGGTGAAGATGACATAACAGCTACTCTCGAGGTCACTTTCGATGTAGCACCATATAAGGTCTCTGACGACTTTGCAGACACAGCGTGGGACACTTTTTCATTCGAGGATGATTGCCTCAATCAGATGCCTCTCTCCTGCATAGCACACAAAGACGGCTATCATTCCCAGCCGGGGGTACTATACTTCTATTCTTATGCCAAAGATGACATAGTTCCGAGCTTAAGGTATCACAAAAATGCTAACGATAAGGACAAACGAGGATTGACAATGCTTGATCTCAACGGTCATACCCTCACAGAAAACCTATATAAAGAAACTGAATCAACGTTTAGAATGCAAAATTTCGTCGTCAAACCCGGCACAAATGTCTTAGCTCTATACGGATCTGGTTCACTTGAAATCGAACTAACGGAGGAAATACTATGTTAGTTACACTCGATGATGCAAAGACGCTTCACGATACTGGTTCTGTCAGAACCAACAAGCTGACAGGAACCATCACCAAAGAAATAAACGCTATTGACATTTTTACGTTCAACATATATCCCGACAACAGCTGCTACTCCGATTTAAAGGAACTGACATCGTTGATAAAGGTTTACGACAAGGAAAATCTGATATTCGATGGCAGAGTACTGACGATATCACCATACATGACTGATAGTGGCGAGATTGGCAAACAGGTTGTCTGCGAGGGCGGTTTGTGTTTTCTGAAAGATAGTGTACCAATTATCAAACAGCTAAAGTGCACAATAAGAGCATATATAGCCACACTACTTTCAGCACACAATAATTCTGTTGAAAGCTACAAGCAGATACATATTGGCAATATTAACTGTTCACAAGCGCAGCACACATTTAATCCAGGATATGAAGACACGTTCTCAGAACTGACGAAAAATCTGATTTCCGGTGAAGATATCAGAGGTGAAATGAGGGTGCGCATCGGCAAAGGAGGCATTAGATTTTTCGACTTCATAGCAAACGAATTTTCAGAGTTCAGCAATAAAACGATACAACTAGGAAGGAATATGCGATCTATCACGCAGGCGATAGACCCAAGTGAGATCATCACAAGGCTGTATCCGTTAGGTGCTGTCATCAACGATGATACGGGCGAACGTGTGACGCTTTCGGGAGCAACGAAGTATATTGACAATGACCAGCTGATAAAGCGGTACGGAGTACACGCTGGAACTATGGTATTCGACAATATCACCACTCCAGGCGCATTGTCTGGAGCCGGCAGAGTATGTGCCGGAGCACTAAAAGCAGCAAAAGTTCAGTATGAGGTATCGGCTATTGACATTGATAAGAAGCTAGACGGCTTTGCAGTTGGCTGCAGGTATCGCGTAGTCAATAGCTACCTTGGCATCGACGAGGTATTGAGGTGCATCGGTACCAGCATCGACATCAATGACAGATCACAGAATGTGCTGACATTTGGCGACAAGATTGACACGATTAGTGGAATGTCAGCAAGAAAATAGGAGAAATGATTATGGCAAAAGCAATTGATATAAGTTTAGAGGTCACACAGGTGGCAACAGCATATACAGGCCGAGACGTCCGACAGGCTATTGTCGACGCATTGAACGCCACACAGAACGCAATCAATGAAATGAATATGCCAGCAGGATCTCAGACCCTTATCGTACCGTCAGAGACGGCACTGGCCACAACGACTTTGAATCTGCCGTTCACACCGACTCAGAACACGCAGGTCATCTGTAGTCTGCGGGAGGTGTCGGCACCAAAAGCGAGAAGGCTGTGTGTAGAAACATTTTTCACAAGCAACAATTTGATAGTAGCGCTGACGAACGCAGAAAGTGCAAGTGCTACCGTTCCACAGGGTGAATATATTATTGACTGGATCGTAACAAAGCCATAGAAAGGAGGAATATCAATGCACATAAAAATCAACGAAGACTACAATGTAGTCGTGAACACAGCCCTGCTAGGATATGTAGGCGAAACGAATGCACGTCCTGTGACAGTCGAGGGCATGGAGATAGACGGCGCAGACCGCTATGTAATGACGATAGACTACGGTGATGGCGTTCAGTACGAGGTCGATATCACAGGCGGACAGTGGACGCCAACGGCTGCTATACTGCGGGCAGCGCAGACAGTCAGCTGCCAGATAGCGGCGAAAAAATTAGCAGGCAATGAGTATATATTAGTTAAAAAATCACGCATATTCCGTCTGAGAATAGGTGCGGCTATAGGTGATAATGCCGTGCCGTCACCAAGTGTGGCAGCTGACGCACTAGACCGCATAGACGCCATAGGCAGGCAGACACACGCAGATATGCAAACCGCCGTCACCGCCGCAGAAACGGCTAATA